AGTCTGCAGGAGTTGCTCGCGGGTCATCGCGGTTGCTTGTGAACTGAGATCAGTATAGGGGGCAGCAGTGCCCCCCTGCGGGTTCAGGTGGACGGTTCAGGCACTGGCACACTGAAAGCGTCCGCTGGTGAAATTATGGTAGGAGAACACTTCACGATTCACCAGTTTGAACATACCAAACTCATTGGTCATTGTGTAACCTTCCGCATCAATCCGATCCTGTTTGATGTAAGCGGCAGGACCATTGTTGCGGCACAGGAATAGGCAATCCTCTTTGATAGATTTAACCAGTTTCCACAAACGAATCAGGTTAGGATCACATCCAAACGCATCATCTTCGATCTCACGTTGCTCACGGATGCAAGCGTTAATGGCAACTTTAATCTTTGCCGCTTCGGTGTTAGAAACGAACTGGCAGGTGGTTGCCATCTGACGGGCAAAGTTGCACACTTCTTCTACATCAGCGAACGATTCTTGACCGTGCAGAATGTAGGCATCAGGTTTCACAAACTTGACCGTTTCAGTATCATTCCAAGTTGCACGATCAGGATACGCTACTGCCTCACGCAGATCGCTCTCAGCATAATAGCAAGTGTGCGGAGCGATGATAATAGTTTGAGTGACAATCTCAGGGAACTGATACGTAATCAGGTTGGAAGTGTACTCATCAGATCCACCGAACCCGATAAACTCTGCCTGATAGATTGTCTCAGTACGGGGCAGAATGTCAAAGCAAGTGTGCAGAATGTCTGCAACGTTTCCTTCATAGTGTTGGTCAATCTCATCGTGAGAGTGTGCAATACGCAGTTTCTTTTTGTTAAAAACTGCTTTTGTACCCACGAAGAACGTATCAGTCGCAGGATCAATCCCCCACACGATTGCGGGTGCTCCGTCGATCTTAACGCTCAGGGTGCCAGGTGTCACGAACCAGTCGAGCACGGTCAAATCACCCGTGAGGATGGTATCTTCGGGGTGCTCTTGGTGGAGGTTCTTCATCGGTCTTGTGTTGATGGAATCAGTATGGCACGAATGGGGAGGCAGCACAAGGGGGTGTGTGCCAGTTGTCAGGGTGTCACCCCCCGCCGTAAACGTATTCTACAATACCTGCCTCATCAAGTCCTACGCTTTCGATGATAGTAACCTTAGCATTGTTGAACTCTTTTTGTACTTTTTCATCCTTCACCCGTTCACCATTACGATCAGTAAAATACCCAAACTCTTCCATAAAGATCTGTTCACACTGAGGCATAGATTCAGCAGCGATAACTGCCATTCCGTCAGTGTAATCGTAAAGAACTTCTTTGAGGATGTAGAGTTGCATTGGTCGGGTTGTTTGCTGATGAACGTAGTATGGCACGAAGAAGGGGGGAACTCAACCCCCCGTGTTCCACTTGTCAGACTGTCACACCAGAGTCAGAGTGTCAAGATTGGTGACGTTAATAGTATTGAACTCTTGCAGAGTCTTTACACCTTCGATGTCAAAGTACAGGTCGATTGCCTCAACAATACCATCGTATTGTGCTTGCAGAACGTGGTTAATCTTGGTACGCTCTTTGGCACTCACGACATCATCGAAACCCTGAACTTCACCCGCTTTGTTGAAACGTGGTGCCACACGGGGAAGAACACTCACGAACAGCACTTTTTCCATCTCAATGTCAGGAGCGAACATCAAACGTGCTGCTTCACCTACACTAGTGTTAGCGTAGTTTTTGATGTTTTTGTTAATGTTGCTGTTGAGTGCTTTACCAAGAATCGCAACTTTAAGTTCACCATTATCAAACCCAGCAATGTCAATGTCAAAGGTGCCACCAAAACCATCTACGGGAAGTTGATACTCAAACTTCCAATCATACTCTGCCCACGAAGGATTTGCGTTCAGAATCTCATCCAGCAGAACTTTATGAAACTCATCAGTACGCTTGGAAGAACGAACGTTCTGGAAGGAAGTCTCGAGGAAGGTTTCCATTGGTGTTTTGTGTGAACGAATGTAGTGTATGGGGTGGGGTGGGGGTTTTGCAACCCCCCTTGTGCCAGTTCGTCAGGCGAACACGAATCCGTTGGTGAACTCGAGTTCGTTGAACACAGGAGAGGTTCCTGCCTGCCCGATGAACTTATGAACGAACCAATTCCAGTTGCGCTGGAATACACATTCGCCCTTGATTCCGTGATCTTGAAGAATAGCGTTCAGGCGGGATTTGGTGGTATTAGACTGCCAACCACCATCAAAGATTTGCACGAAGTCATCACCGATGGTAGCAATGTGGTTGCCGTGCAGAAACACTTTCGACTCATTGGTTTCAGAGTCAAAAGTAACTTCGGTGTTGCCAGACTTCCAGTTACGGGAGTCACGAATGGCGGCATTCATCTGCTGTTCGATCTTACGCATTGGTGTCGGTTGCGTTGACTTGAGTAGTATGGACCAGATCAGGGGGCATTGCAACCCCCCTTGTGCCACTTAATCGACTGTCACATCTTCCAGCAGTTCAGGGTAGTATTGTTCTACTTCTTCGGTCAATTCTTCGTCCGAATACTTATCATAACCCTCCATCAGATAATCATAAGTCAAGCAGGTCATTGTTTTGAGGTCCATGTCATCAATCATCTGCTGGACCAGTTGATCTTGAAGTTCGGTGCGGTTCATGTCAAGCAACCTCATCACGCATTTCGGACAGTTTATCATAGAGAGCAGAAACATCTGTCCCCACGATTTCACTCACTTCATCCCAATCATCGTGAAACTCAATCAATGCCAGAATGGCATCCAGTTCTTCAAAAGTCAACGAAGTCAGAGTCATTTCAGTGATGGAGGAGATAGAAACGAACAACGATTGAAGCGATCAAATCAATAGTCATAGTTACCGTTCAGGTACTCATTCATGTTGAAATCTTCTTCATCACGAAGTTCGGGAATGTCAAAGATCTCACCAGGAGCATCTTGAATCTCCTGCCACATCTCATCAAACATTGGTGAATCCCTCAGGAACGAATGTAATGTAGAACGGATCGGGGGGAACCGCAACCCCCCTTATGCCACTTCTAGATCTGGCACATCTCCGCCAGGCGGTTACGAATGTCAAACAATTCCATCTGATCTAGATCAGCAGAATCTAAATCAACAGGAGCGAATTCTTCTAAGTTAACACTACCATTCTGGTAGATTGGAGCATAATACAACTCATCCCCATCTTCCTGCGACAGAGTGTATACACAACCGTGATCGGGGTAAGTGATGAAAATCATCGGGGTTTTGTGTTGAACGAAACCAACATAAACCCCGATCAGGTGGTCTTGGGGCAACATTGTGCCACTAGAAGAACTGGCACAAGACCCCTTGCAATTGGGGTCGGCCGCCTGCTATCTTATAAGAAATCAAATGAGGGGAAGGGTATCCCTGCCGACGAAAATACATCGCCACTCCCCCTGCCTTGAAATATTATGAAATATTAGAATTCTCAATAAGGAGTTGCTTATTGAGAATGAAGTACTGTGCCAATATTTAAACTAGCACACTACCAATCGATATCGTGCTCCTGGATCTTACAATGGACATCCTCATTGGGTTCGAGATCTAATACATCTCGCCAGTTAATATTGTCTAGATCCAGGTCATCATAACACATGATGTCGAGTGTGACTGTGACTAGGCGCTTCTGTGCTAACATACGTGTCTAGTGCGATGTGTCGAGATTATATCATGCATAATGACGATACGCAAGATCGTTATAATCTTGTGTATCTCGTGCATAATCCTCGTCGAGATCCGTTATACCATACTCGTGGTATGTGTCCTCGTCGAGATCTACATAATCGTTACTATACGTATAGTCGAGATCGTAATCGTCGTACATAAGCTCGTCGAGATTGTGTGAACGCTTTCGTATTATACCATAAAACTCGACAAGATACAATCTAGTCTAGATGTGTGTCTCGTCGAGAATCATACCAATATATATGTACTCTCGTCGAGAATTATGTGCATCTCGTAACATAAGGTCTCGTCGAGATCTCATAAGTCTAGTGTGGATCTCGTCGAGTTTTTGTGTGGGTCTCGTGGCATTTTCGCGGGCGGTGGACTTGACAAACTGCGTGTCTTATGCTACGCTCGCTTAGGTCACAAGACCCAGAGGCATTTATAAGCATTTAGAGAGTATAAGATCGGGCATTTATAAGCATTTAACACACTTATAAGATACAATACACACACCTATTCTCAACTATTATTCCTTATTGATTCTCAATTAATTCATACTTATTGAGAACGTAACAAAACACACAAATATATTTTTTATTATATTTTTTAATTAAATTTAACCTTTTTTACCCTATTTTTTACCTTTTTCGAGTGTTTTAACCTCTGTATAGGGTACTCTACCTGTCTCTTGATACATCACCATATCATACTTGAACTTACACTCTAATTGCTTTTGATTACACAGTTTCAAAGTATCATTAATGATTGACTCTTTATATACATTTGATCCTAACGCAAACGATACAATACTGATTAGGATTAATGAAGGATAGTAGATAACCTTATTTCTTACTGAAACAGTGGTACGATCTCTGAGTTCAGGTAACCTTGTTTCTTCACGTGTTGTTCCCATAATGTAGCATCCTCAATGTTATAGAAAATTGCTTCTTGTTTCGCTTTCTTGTTGTCCTTCTTCAATTTGTAGTATACAACCTGGTATTTCATTTTTGTTCCAATGACGAATTACACCTGCAACAATGAATAGATTAGTAATGAGATAAGTGAGAAATATAACAGTGCGTATATGAGCAATGTGATCTGATTCTTTGTCACACTTAGATGCTTTCTCACCAATTGCCTTTGCCCATAACCGCCACAATGTCTTCTTCTTCATACTGGTTTGAGTGGATCCTGTTCTGGCGGGTTTTGTTGTTGTTTGTATTGTTGATGAAGTTTCTTATCACGTATTCTTAACAGGCGGCGGATTGCTTCGGTGGGTTCGGTGATCTCAGATATAAACTGATTGAAAGTCTTCACTCTGCTTTGGAAATGATTGTTTCAGAATATTTATCGGTACGATACCCAATCTGATTCAATTCATTCCATTGTTCCTGATAACAAATAACCAGAAGACGATGATTCTTGTGTAATGAACAATGTTCGATGTTAATTGGATCTTTGGGCACTACCATCGTCTCAATCGTAATATACTCTTGATCCACAAAGTAAACCCAACCCTCAACACCCTTTGTCCACTTGACATAATCATTCAGTCTTGGTTTATACATACGCAAGTTCTAATGGTGTACGTTTGAGAATCATTGCAGAATAAGGAGTCGTCTGTTCAATGCTTACTTGATCACCGACTGTTTTGGCGTTGACAGGAGAGTGGTAGCACTTTGTCTTTGTGTTGTAGAATCCCCAGATACTACGAGCACTCCCACCACCATTGTAAACAAACCTGTAATGATTATGAATCCACACTGCAACAACATGAGTCTTGAACTGAACGAATTCATAAGAGTAACCTTTTGGTGCAGTGTGTGGGAATTCAATTGTCACTGGGAATGAAGTTTTGTGGTTGGGGATTCGGAACTGCTCTCAGTGTATTCGGATTATAACCGTCTGCAATCAGTTGGTCAAGAACTTCTTTTGTTCTTTCCTTTGTCATATCAACATACTTCTCATCAACCAGTTCCCAACCAGTTGTACACAGTTCTTCAATGCGATAGAGTCTTTCCATATCAGGTCGTAAATGCGTCAATAATACCAGATTCGTAATCGTCCACAAGTGAAAACTTTTGTGCCTTGACGACATTGGGCATAATCAGATTCGTATAACGATCATCGAATCCTTGCTCTTGTGAAAGCAATTCAAATGCCTCTGTATCATTCTCGGCAATCAGAGAAACTACACCACCGTATTCAGAAGAAGGAAACGGCACCCAGTAGTCAACGATGTAAAGTGATTTCATTTCTTTTGGTAAATTACTCCTTAATTTTAGATGAATGAGTTAGGTTTGTCAACTGTCTTTGTAGTTCAACCTGCACTGAAATGAGATGTCCATAAAGAAACTTTTGATACTCATTTCCTTCAATCAGATTGGTCAGATTCTCAATCTGCATTAATGCAAGAATCAATTTGGTCTGATCGTTCACAGAAACTCCTGCATATAATAATCAACCGTCACCTCTAACTCTGCTGCTTTCTGCTCATAGAAATGATCAGTGTACTGTCGGGCAGCAGTCCAGGCAGAATGATTGAACTGTTCAACCTCTGCATGTTTGGTGAAGTCTTCAAAAGCATTCATAAACTGTCTAATGTCTTCGTCGTTCATTGAGCGTAACGGCAATCAGGATGTGGTTGTGGAAGTTCGGCACAGACTTTATCATATGCCTTGAACATTTCGGCATCACGGCGAGCAAGCATTCCATTCCACATTAGAATGGCAATGATACCCAGAAACCAATAGGATGTTTTCATTGTTGTGCTACAAGTTCGACGACACGCTTCTCACCAGGAAGACTTTGCAGGCGATCATACATTCTCTGAAACTGCACTCCCATTTGCATGTAGTAGATAGAAAGTGCCTTGTCTTCTGCATCATAGAGAGCATCCTCTTTTTCTTCAAGAAGAGCAATCAGATCCAACAGTTGCCCAGAGGTGAATGAAATGGGTTTCATCAGGTGTTCCCTTGACTACCTTTGTAGTATAGGTCAGAAGGAGGGCACCACGTCGTTCCGTAGACCAGTTTCTGATCTGTCCATCTGCTCCCAGAGATCGTAAAGTTTTGCATACAGTGCAGGTACACTTCCATATTCACGTGCGATTCTATTTTCCTCACGTAGATTCAGTTCTTGCAGTGCGGATAGAATCACACCGATTTCATGAACGTTTAGATTTACATTAACATCTTTCATTTGTTTCAGTCCCAACTTACATTTTGTACAAAAAATCCTGGCATTACATTCGACCAGTTACCCAGTTCACCTACACTTCCAAGTTTATAGTACCACTTGTATTCAAACTTATTATGACTATCCCAAGTCACAAATCCTTTCTCCTTATCAAAACGTGATTTAATCGTCAGACCAAATCGATTAGAGAAGATATTGCGACTGCGAAGAAATCCACCCTTGTTGCGAGTTTCAATCACCACACACAGATCAGTCATTGGTTCACCATCATTCATCAATGCACAAGAGGTTTCATAACGAAATGGTTGGTAAGAAGATTCTGTCTGTGCATAGACAGGAGAAGACAGAAGAAGTGCAGCAAGAACAATCAGTTTTTTCATCCAATCACCCTCCAACAAACAGTTGCATTACCTTTTGACGTAGAAGAAATATGAGCAAATGCTGCATAAGAAAGATCTAGGTCGGCATGTGAATATGGACCACGATCATTGACTCTGACAATTACTTGTTTTCCATTATCTTGATTGGTTACCCGTATGCGTGAACCCATAGGTAGATAAGGGTGAGCTGCAGTCCAACGATAAGCATCAAACCGCTCACCATTTGCCGTAACTTGTCCATGAAATCCGTCACCAATTCCGTAATATGTAGCAACACCACATGCAAGACCAGCAATTACAGTTTCAATCATTCAAAGTCACCAGCAGCAGGATAGTTATTTGAATTATTCAGATGGGGATTCTTCATCTCCCAAACATAACGACTCAATGATTGAATGGCACTCATCGAATCGCTTTCAAGTTGTGTAACTTGATATTGAAGTGAGAGCATCTGTCGGTAAAGATTCAGACACATTAACGTATTGATAACAACACCACCGACCAGAGCGTACTTAATGATTTTGTTTTGCTTTTCAGTCATCATTTCAGTTCGATCCTATCAAAGATTAGCATACCCAGTTCAAAAAGTAAATCTTCATCCATATCACCCATTGTATTACGAATACCTTCAATTACTGCCGTTTGCATATACTCAACATAACCTTCATCTTCATGAATGTAATCAATTACTACTGGTTTGAGTGCATCTGCAATTTTAGAAACAGATTGTGTGGAGAGTTGCATGATTCAAACAGGAGTGACTTCAACAGAGCGAATGAGATTAGTACGATCTTGTGCCAGATAATCATCTGCAATCTTACCACAAGAGGATCGGGACTGAATGATCTTCTCTTCAAAGAGATTCTCATCCTCATCAGGAACCCAATACTCAATCAGCATTCGGTAGGTCTTCATCAGTGATGTGCCTCGATTACCTTTGTATTATACTGCCTGCATCAGGCGGTTCGGGAAGAACTGTGCCACTTCTTGAACTGGCATATTCAATTCATCATACAAATACTCAACATATAGGGTTTCTTCTTGCTCACGTGCCTCTATTTCGTGTGGTTGATGCCAATAGTCATAAAATTCGACTGGTTCTTTATCATAATACATTTTTCCGCTTCGCAACCGCAGTGAACCGACCACCCACTGCCGCAGGTGCGTCAGTTCATGTAAAAGAGTTTTTATATACAACTCCTCATCCATATGAGTATTCAGTTCAATCAGAAAGTGACGGGGGCGATAGGTTTCACCCACAACATCACAATATCCATAAACACACTCACGATTCATACCACGATGAACAATATCAATCGTAATCTTGTGGCGTGGAAAGAACTTATTCAGAAACCAAGAGGTAACATCCTCACAGACCCGTTTGCGATAACCATATCCAGAATGCGTGAAGTAAGACATTGCCCCCAGTGTAGAAACCAAATGAACGAAGAAATGAAGATGAGTTTGTCAGTCGTCGTCATCATCAGTAAACTGCATCAGAACATAATTAAAGGCGACTGCACCAAGCATGGCAACAAACCACCAGAAGAAGATCATCAACATAATTCACTTTGCGTAAAGATAAGCACCTGCCCAGTCTGCATTTTCAAGCAACCATTCACGTTGCGAAATAATACGAAGGTCGTAGCGAACACCTTTGGCAGGAGACTTCCAAGATGCAGACTTGTAAACTTCACCAGTCTTCTTATCCACAAAAGCGTGGACAGAGCGAGAACCATTGGCAACCATGATGATTTTGTGATACTTGCGACCAGTTTCGGGGTAGAACTCATAACCACAGTTACCATTTTTTAGGTCAGCAATAGATGCCTTATGGTATGCAATACCAGTTTCAGTATTACCTTCCAGGCGGTTCAGAGCACTTTCGTGCATTTTGATGCTGTACTCAATGAAGTTCTGACGAAGTGCCTCACAAAGAGCATAGGTGTGCCCCAGAACTGCCTCTGCGATGTTCTTCCGTGCCTCTGCTTGGGCAGTGTAATCAGCGAAGGTGGTGCTCATCGGTTGATTGCGTATGAACGTATTATAGGGGCACAGAAGTGCCCCTGAGGTGATCAGTATGCCAGTTCCTCATCTGGCACCCAGTAGTCATCAGAACCAAGGTAACCCATCCAATCTGACGGTTCAGATCCGTAGATTTCAATTTCCCGCAGTTCTTCAATCAGTTCAGATAGATCCATGAGAAGTTCCTCAACTACCTTGTTATTATAGCAAAAAACCCGCCTTGTGGGGCGGGTCGTGTGCCAGTTATTCAAGTGTCACTTATTCATTTGAAGTGTGGGAACAGGCATCCCACCTTCGGTAGGAACATAGATCGTCACGTTACCATTCTTGCTACCATCTTCCAGACCAGTAATGTAAAGATATTGCAGATACTCACGGTTATCTTTCAGCGAATCACCAATGATTTGGTTTGCCTTAGCGACACCAGTAGCACGGATGATTTCGGCATCAGCAAGTTGTTGAGCAGAATCTTTCTTTGCTTGTGCTTCAAGCACTGCTACTTGGCGAGTGTATTCTGCCTTTTGTAGTTCTGCCTTACCAGCAAGAGATTGTTGCCACACATTGTATTGAGGTCCACCAATGAAGATGAGACCACCAATCACAACCACACCGACAGCAATAGCGACCACTGCGGGGTCAGCAAATCCGTTTTGTTGTTTCATTTTGAAGAACCTCCAGAGTTGTAAGTAATCATATTAGCAAGTAGAACAATCAAAAAATTCTGCCAGAATGTCAGCGATACACTAAACCAAGACAGAATGATTCCAAGAATCCACGCTTGGAAGAAGAGTCCTGCCGTAGCAAGAACAATGACACCAAAAGCAACACCAAGAGCAGTAGAAGTTTTCATAGGTCAAACAGCAAGAGCAGCAGAGGGGATTTCAACAACTTCAGGAAGTTTTTGTTCATAGCAGTTCATATTATAGCACACCCACTTAGGTTCACTATAAAGACCTGTGTAAAGATAATGATACTCTTCTGCACCATTAGCGAGAAGATACTCACACAAATCAGCATCAAGGCGAGGAGGGCAATCTTCACCACGCTGAGAGTAATACTCAGGTCCATAAACACCCTTTACAGCAGTATCATCCCAACGTGAATCAGTCCAGCAAGAACTCATATCGCCACCATCAATCAGTTCAGCAGCAAGAGAACGTGAGTTGTAGTGAGTATTCAGAATGCGACCCAACCATTCGGGATAACCATCCCAGTGGTGATACACAGAGAGAATAGAACCATCTTTAAGTTGGATGCCGATTCGTGCTCGGGTTGCCATTGGGGCGTTTGTTGATTACCCATATATTATAAGGGGCATCCCAGCGAACCAGGATGCCCCTTGTGCCACTTTTTAAACTGTCACTCAATCCATTGTGAACTTTTTCTTTTCAGTTTTAATCTCAGATCTTGGTTTGAACTCTACAACATTATCAACCTTTGCAGGTTCTGGTGCTGGTGTTGGTTCTGGTGTTGGTTCCTGAAAAAGATCAGTAAATCTAGACATCTTTATTTGTAATAACTAAAATTATTTATTTTTCAGTCTTCGTAAACTCTACATTCTAGTGCATTTGGGTTTGCATCACAGTACAATTCCAATGCTGTGGGATCGTGAGTATCTTCTGGGTGATTTGCTTTGTATGCTTTCAACGCCTCCAATTCTTCCTCAGTATGTCTTCTTGACTGTGGAGAAATCAAAGGATCACTCAGAAGATCCTCATCCTTCTGAATATGTTGGTCGATGTTATCCATAGTTTTGTAGCGTGATGATATATTTATTTTTTTCATTCACTCAAAGGATTACCACGCCAATTTTTAGGTGGCGGTGGATCACATTTACCTTCAAGTGTACGAACCATTAATTCTGCAAACTTTTCCATTTTTTCAGCAGAAACTGTTTGTGGAGCGTAACTAATCGCATCTTTTAGTGCTACAAGTTCATTCCACTCTTCTTCCGTAAGAGTTTCGGTGCTTGTTTTCGGCAAAGTCATTTGTTTTTTGCGATGTGTCCCAATGTTAGCATTTCAATATACTACTATCTAGAAACTTAATGTTTTCTTCGGGATCACGTTACACTACTTAACAAAATCATCAAGAGCATCTAAATCATCTTTGAGTTCTTGTTCTTTCTTTTGATCATTATAATAAGACCACAAAGCATTGTGAACATCCATCAAGTGATCAACCCAAAAACCAGCAGGATAAATTCCTAATGCAGATTGCAGTCCACGATGAGAAGTTCCCTCACTTTCTGCTTTGCACATAATATGAGTGATTGCCTCTACCATGTCAATCCTATCTTGTTCAGATAGCATAAAGTATTTTCCGATTGCTCGTTCCTTTGCTTCTTGATTTGCCTTTTGAAGTTCTTTGAAAGCATCAGAGTCCCACCAGTCTTTTAGTGATTTACCAAAATCATTAGGTTGTTGTTCAGTCATTTAACTTCTGTAAAATCTATGCGATACAGTTTAGAAGATGGAGATCTATAAAACAATTGATTTGATGGTTTATCATATCCAATGTTTTCTGGATCCAAAGCATTTAGAAACTCTTTAAGAGATTTAGTTTCTTTTTCTCTCCTAAAAAACCAAACAGTGAATACATCACTTTCATCTTCTGGTAGAAAGTCAAGTCCGTTACTTTTTTTTAAAGTAAACTTACCATCAAAGTCTTTTGGTGTTGCCATCAACCCATATCTTGAAAAAAGTTTCCAAACATACCAGAGTCGCCAGGTTTACGATTTTCTAGTTTATCTAGAAGTGCATCTGTTGACATCAGAGTATCGATACGAGAAATCATATCGGCAACAACACTACAAACCATTGGTCGTTCTTGACGTGCGGCATATGCAAGTGCGTTACGCAAACTTGCTTCTGCTTCTTTCAAACTTTGTTCAACTGATTCACTTAATGCCATTTAATCTGTCCTCACATTTAGTATAAAAAGTTCCGTTTACATAACAGGATTTGCCTGGTTCATAATATCTTATCACAGGCGTTTGTATTCTTGGATATTCTATCACATTTTTTATGTGACAGAATATATTATAACCACAGATAAGAGTTTCTACCATTATTTGGTAACTTTGCGTAGTGTATATGATCCATCTTTATTGTCAATCCATTGCACTTCATCACCTTCATGGATTCCAGAAATTTGCTGCAAATCATCTGGAAAGGTTATAAAATACTCACCACTTGGACCATCAAGTTCAACAGGAAGAACCCATTTCTTTTTGTTGTCATAATATTCTGCCTCACGCAGATTATATTCTTGACACTGCTGCTTTTCTTCGTCCGATGCTGCTTTGTCGCACATCGCATTCAGTTCTTCTTCGGTATAACGAAGTGCTTCCAAATCACTGTGACCCCAAGGTGGCATAGATGGTTCATAGTATTCCCTTTCTTTCATAACATCTTCATAGGATTGACCATTTCCATTCAGAAGAGCAAGAAGTTCATAACAACGCGATGTATGATGTTTGAAAGTGTAATATTCTTCTTGAACTACTTCTTTAAGAACATCAAAGATTTCTTGTGGGGATGCCTCGCTAGTAGAAACAGCATCTTGCATCCAAGTTTTCAAGTTTTCAAGAGAATACTTTTTATAGTCAAAGGTCATTGATGTAGTCTTTGATTGCGTCCTCCATAATAACCTGGATTTCTTTGGAAGTCAACCCATTTAACCATTCCCACTTTGGGTCTTTTGGATCCCAGTCCATCGTGAACGATCCATCCTCATTCTGTGTTATTTTAAGCGTGTCTTCCATCAATCTCTTGGTTTTGGTTTAGAACAATCGTGACAGTAATACGAATATCCATCACGAAAATACTTTACAACATCATAATGATCTTTATCAAGTGGTTTTTCTACACCACACTTATCACAAATCCTTGTCTTTTTTGATGGACTTTCGAATTCTTTTGAGTTCTTTGAGTTCCATCTTAATATTTTTGTAAGCAGTTTCAGCATCAAACTTTCCCCCCATTTCCATTGCTATGATAACATCTACTCTTGTTCCAAAATGTGCAAGTGCTTTTTCAAAGTCATCTAGTTCATACATCGTAATCAATCCTACAATGCTCGGCAAGAATATCTATGCGAGCATCAAGAGAATTTTCCATACGATAGAGTTCGTTTGTAGTTTCTACATTTTCCTCTTCTAACTTAATGATACGATTTTCTAGTTCAATAAGTTTAGAGTATACATCATCAATTTCTAGGATTGGTTCGATTGATGGAGAAAGAAACCATTCAATGAATTTTTTCATAAAACACCGACTTCTTTCAAATAGTTACGATAAGCAGCATATCTTTGCCACTTTGGTTGATTGGGAACATTCAATTGATGACAAATTTCACAGTAACACAACCACTCATACCAAGGAGTAGTAGGATCTAAAACGTGATATGGATAATCAGAGTTTTCCACCTACTTGACCTTCAT